TGTGTTTTCTTTTCAACAAGATATGCAATGTCGAGAAATCGGTTTTGTAACGAACGACGATCAATCTGTAGGGTGTTCTCCCGACCGGATTGTGGGGAAAGGCATGACAACCGGCTTAGAGATTAAATGTCCTTCGCCGGCGGTTCATACGGCTTATTTGAGAGAATATGCTAAAAGCGGTGCAATGCCGTCCGAATATTATGCTCAAGTCCAAGGGACGATGTGGCTGATGGATTTTAAAGACTACTATTTCATGTCTTATCATCCTGACCTACCAAATCTGATTATGAAGGTTGAGCGAGACGAAAAGTACATTGCTGCACTTTCAACGGCAATTGAAAAACTATTGGAGAATCTAAAAATCAACTACGAATTAATAGGGAACATCTATGCAGTATGATAATCGAGGTCAAGTAAGTCTGTGGAAAAATGACGGCGGCGAAAGAGCGCCAATTCTATCGGGTAAAGTAGTCGCGCATAGAGATATCAAAGAAGGTGAGACAATTGATATTTCACTCTGGAAAAACGAATCGACGGGCAACCAGCCAGCGTTGAAAGGAAAAATTGCAGACGTTTTTAATGGCAAAAGTTCGGAGCCGGCAAAAGACAAGAGTTTTGATGATGACCTGCCGTTTTAACTTCGGGAAATCTCTGAAACTTGCTCAGATTAAAGCGGGGGTAAGTTCAACTGAGCTTGCCGCCCGGCTTGGGATCACCAAACAGCAAGTTAGCCAGTGGCGCTATCGAGAGGACGCAAAGCTGTCTTTAGTTGAAAGAGTTTGCGAACACCTATCAATCACGCCTGTTAAATTCTTGGAATTGTCAGATGATTAAAGCATTGAAAAGAGTTTGGTTAGAAATTAAGCTAATTCTTGATGACTTGATTGATGAATTCAAAAAATGAACGGTGAATTTTGGCTTGTTCGACAGCGCTCTGAGATCGACGGAGCGCTGAAATTCTTCAAAAAGCAGCTTGAAGATTGGGACTTTGAAAAGCCTGTCGCTTGGAAACTATCCCCGTTTGCAGATCGTAGATCGATCAATCAAAATTCACTATTTCATCTTTGGTGCGCGGAGATGTCGATGCATTTTTCTCAAAAAGTGCCTGTCAGCGCTGAAGATATGAAAACGATTTTAAAAAACAATTTTCTTGGTCTTGAAGATGTAGTAATCGGTAAAACAATTATTCCTGCCCAACTTAAATCCACGCGAACACTTTTAAAAGGTGAAATGCACCAGTTTATGGAGGAAGTTTTCCACTGGGGTATCGACCACGGTGTTACACTAACCTATCCTCAAGAATCGGAATTCTATCGTGCCAGAAACTCTGCGGGCTAAATCGCTGAGACTGTTTCAATTACTGAGACGGCTAGAAGAGGCTGACGATGATGGATTTTGCGAGTGCGTGACGTGCGGAGAGGTGCGGCATTATTCAACTGTTCATGGTGGTCATTTTCTTCCTAAAGGCAAATCAAGCTTCTGGGCGCATTCTCCTGATAATGTTTTCCCGCAATGCCCCGCATGCAATTTATATGGGATGAAGCATGGTTCAGCAGCGCAAGTCTACACTATCTTCATGATACGCAAATTCGGTCAAGAAAAAGTTGATCACATGATTGCGACTCAAAAGCAAGCAATCAAGATTTACGCACAAGAATATCGTGAAATGATTGCGGACTATAACGCAAGAATCAAAGTAGAGAAAAAGCGCATTGGTGTGCTTTGAGTGTTCAAAAAAAGCAGACCACGCGCACCATGTTGTGCCAAAAGTTCATGGCGGCACGAAGACCGTCCTATTGTGCGTCAAGTGCCATTCAAAAGTTCACGGCGACCACTTACTTAAAGTATCAGAGCTAGCAAAGGCGGGGCTTAAAAAGGCGCGAGACGCTGGGTTCTGGTGCAACGGTGCGGCTCCATTTGGACATGATTTAGTTGACGGCAAACTAAAGATAAACAAACGCGAGCAAAAGATAATTTTAAGAATGGAAAGTTTAAGAACCAAGGGCTGGACGCTTCCGAGAATTAAAGAAAAAATACATAAAGCGTACGGAATTACGATATCGAACACATCCATTGCACGACTAGTAAAGAAGGTGAGAAATGAGCGGATTAATTAAAGACACAACACCGGAAGATTGGGACGCTGTAAACCGTCCTGAACACTACAATTCTGCGGGTGTAGAGTGTATTGACTACATAGAACAACAGCTTGGTGAAGATTTTAAGGCGTATTTGCTTGGAAACTGCATGAAATATATTCATAGACACAAGTACAAAAATTCACCTAAACAGGACTTAGAAAAAGCTAGTTGGTATTTAGATCGCTTGATTGAATTGACTGACTAGTTTAAAGTAAATGTGTCGGCGGGTTGCGAGCCCTGAAGTCCGGCAGAAGGGAGAGATAGGGAGAAAAAATACCGGGCCATCCGACTTGGTTATTCTCCCATCTCTCCAATCAAAAAACAACTTCAATAACAACTGACGTGAGTGGTTGTCGCAAAGAACAGTGGCGCTTTGGCCGTGCGTCCATTTCAAATAGCGAGCCTCCGACCGCCAGCCTGTCGGGTAAGATCACGACCCAATATGCAGTAGGCCCAAATGGGTTGATTAATTTTTGCAGTTAATCAGGAAAGCGAAAGCAAATTAGTACCGCATCTTAGGATGTAGCTACAGAAAACCTAAACAGACTAATGATCTGCATGGTTGTAGCTTGCAAAGGGAAAAGGCTGCATTGCGCCCAAAATAAAAATGGGGTTGGAAATGGCTAGAAAGCGATTTGAAACGAAAGAAATGCTTGAGCTTGAAAACGCTGCACGTCAGATCATGATAGACAAGACAGGGAGAAGAATAGACAAACTGTCAGACATGCTGTGGGGGGTTGATTGGGTAATCTATACCGACAACAAGGTGAGCCACTTCGCAGAGTTTAAACGCCGTTATAACAAGGTCAATAAGTATCCAGACGTAAGACTTTGCGCGATGAAATATTCCAAGCTGAAGAGGTACGCCGAGGAATTCGAGCTAAGGTGCAGCTATTTCATTGTTGAGTTTGATGATGCGTTTGTGGCGATAGAAATAGGCCCACAGGATAACATCCCTAAAGACCTCGTTCCGTTCGGACGATCCTCGAACCATCGTGATGAATTTGAAGTCATGCCCTCCGTAATTATTCCCAGATCCCATTTCAAACTCGTTCAAACTAAATATAGTTAACAAAAGTGTTTACTATCTCAATGTAATGAGTATACTGATACTCAACAACAACGAGAAGGGAACGACAGCATGAGTATCCAAGGAAAATTAAATCAGCAAGCAATTTCTATGCTACCTAAATCAAAACAATATATTGATTCGTCTAATGATTATATCGCAAATGAATTTAGTCAAATAGCGATTAGATGGATCTGCGATAGCCTCACACCGCTAACGCAGATGAGCGCCGCAGAGCTGCAAGATTTCGACAATCAATTGGTTGATACATTTGCGTTTATTTTGGAATAGCATGAGCGAAATCACGGGATATACAGATGACTAACACTTTGCAGAATATCAGAACCAACAGGGTTAACCTGAATCAAGACGACAAGGCTATCCTGCGTGACGCGCTTCATTGTTCTAAAGTCGTCGTGTTGAACACTCTTGAAAAAATGGAGGCAAAAGAAGGTGGAAATGCACCTGCTATTAAGATGCTTCTAAGAGGAAGGATTAAAACGCTCGCTAAGTTAAATGAAAAGCTTGACTTACTATAACCCAAACGGGGCGAAAGCCCCCAACCAAACAAAGGAAACGAGAGAATGACAACTATAACGCTAAATGACGACCAGCTTTTACTTTTGATGGACATTATCTATAGAACAAAGGACGACTTTGCTGCACATCTTTACGGGGAATCCGATGTTCAGGGATACGCTTCTGTTTCTATGCTTCAAACGCATTCAAAACTTGAAAATATAGAGAGTTTACTGAAAGACTCGCATCCTATACCTGTTGAGTTTTGTGATGTGACTCAATCACTACAATTTATAAAACCTTGGAGAGTTTAGTAAAATGAAAAAAAAGAAAAAAACAATTGAAGAGCGCCGCCAAAGCGAAAAAGCAGGATACCAGCAAGGCTTTAGCGTCGAGGGTGCGGCATTACTGGCTCGCCCTTGGTTGGTACCTGAACCCGCCGAAAGGTTTCAAGACTTTACACTGGCAAGCTTCATAACAGACAAAGGATATTCATGAAAATTACATTCTCAAACGGCGACGAATTGCACTTTCCTAACATACCAGAGGTCACAAAAATTGAAGCGGCCCGAGTAGAAAAACAGTGGATACGAGATGCAAAGACTGGCAACTGGGTTCGTGAGTCATAAATGCAGTCATTGAGACCGCATCAAGAAAATGC